GAAGACCCCGCCTACATCGAAGACGAAGACGGCAACGAAATCAAGGAGTTTTGATTATGGGACGCTGCGTTTCCACACCTTCCAACGCCCAGATCGTCACCTACGGGACGCTCGGGGATGACCGCGAAACCTGCTGCAACTGCGACGGCTCCGGCACGGTCTCCGAACCGACCGAAGACTTCGGCGAGGACGACGTCGAGTGCCCCGACTGTGACGGCGCGGGATACATCGAAGCCTTCTTCGACTTCGAGGATGACGTCATCGAGCCCTTCCGGGAGCACCTCCGCGAGCTGTTCCCCTCGGCCTCCCCGTGCTCCGAATGGCTCGGCCGGGAGGATCACGCGGTCGCCGAGAATTGCCACGCCTACTTCGGCATCTCCGAGTATTGCGGCATGGTCGCCTATTGGGCGGTGCCGAAGGAGAACGAGAACGGCTACGCCAACCTTGCAAACCGCTGGCTGGACGGGATCACCTCCAAGTTCGAGGCCGCGTTCGGCACAATGCAGCGCGTGGGCCGCTTCTCGAACGGTGGGGCAATCTACCGCGCCAAGGATGGCGGGCCGGTCGGCGCGGACAACCTCGACGGTCCTGTTGTTATCGGCGGAAACCTTTGCACAGGGTGAGGATATTACTTATCATATGCTACTGGTCTATTCGGGTCATCTCGAATATACCCCGCTTCGGCGCCGCTGATGGGCGGACGCTGCTGTTGCAAAATAGTCTCATCTCAAGGATAATATAAAATGTCACGCACAATCAGGTCGGCTCGGGTCAGCGCCCCTGACGAATACAGACATAGCGAAAAGGGCAAAGACAATGCTGGAAATCAACGCTATCGAAGCACCAACCTCCGCGCCGTTGCGAAGGGGATTGGGGAGAAAGAACCGGATGGACCCGCTAAAAAAGCACGTCGGCGACTTAGCGCGCTTCTCGGCGGCGATGATTGTTACCGCCGAGTTGAGCCCGCACCGCATGACGACGTCACAAGTCATTTTCTTTGTGACTGCTGCGGCCGCGATACTCGCCGGTAGGCAAGCGACCTACACGGCAATCAAGGAGGCCATCGGCGAGGACGTAAACCGCTCGCTCAAGACGACCTACCGGGTCCTGCTGGAGCCCTCGCGGCTATACCCCGGCGCTCTCGGATGGCTCAAGCGGGAGACCAACCCGGCCGACAACCGGGAGCAGCTCTTTGATCTGACGCCGCGCGGCCGTCACGTTCTGGAGCAGATCATCGAGGCGATGGCTTAGGCCGTCGCTTCCACGGCAAAAATACCCAGAGAAGGGATAAAGACACAATGACCGAGAAGACAATCCGCACCATCAACGTGACCCTGCCTGTCTGGATACTGGAGCGCGTGGTGCGCCTCCACCTCCTCGACGATTGTAGGTGGGACGAGCGCGACGCGAAGGCCCTCGAATGGGCCCAGACGTCTATCAGGAAAGCAAAGGAGGCAGCACATGGCTGATCTTAAAACGAAACCGAACGGCATCTATTTTCTGGAGGTGCGCGTTCCCGACGGCAAAGGCGGGCTCAAGCGCCAGCGCGTCTCCTGCGATACCCGCGACAAGGACGAGGCCGTGGCGCAGCGCATTGCATGGCTGGCCGGCGAGCACCCGAAGCACCCGAGCATGGGGGCAGTGGTCGCACCCAAAGGACGCGAACCTGAAAGGCGCAGCTCTGGGAGGGTCCCGCCTCCCGGTGGGATGACGATGGACCGCTGGCTGATGGAGTGCCTCGACACGATCTGGCGCAAGCCGAAGGGCGTCGACGATCCCGAGGGCTGCAAGAGCTGGCGCTCGTCACAGTCGAACGCGACCGTCCTGCGGCGCTACCTCGACAAGGATACGCTGCTGGTGGACGTCGACACGCCCTACCTCGCCAAGGTGCGCGACCGACTGACCGAGGCAGGCTATCGGCCGGGGACCATCAAGCGCAAGATGATGGCCCTCTCCGCTGCCCTGACCGAGGCCGTCCGGGTGACGCACGAGGAGGAGGCTGGATTGCTGACGTCCCGGCCGCCCATGCCGAAGCTCGTGGTCGCCAAGAACACGCAGGACCGCGTCATCTCCCGCGTGGAGGAGAAGGCAATCCTCGAAGCCATCGACGCGCGCCGGGAGAAGGACCCCTCGCGTCCGTGGTTCCTGTTCAAGGCGTTCTACATCATCGCGGTGGACATGGGGTTCCGCGCCGGGGAGCTGCTGACCCTCGGGCCCGCCTCGATCCGGGAGAAGCAGTGGCTCGATCCGACCACCGGCCAGATGCACCGGGGAACCTACCTCGGGATCGACCGCTATGTCGCGAAGAACGACAAGCCCCGCGACGTCCCCTGCACTGACCGCGTGGTCGCCATGTTCGACGCCTTGAACGCGATGGCCTCCGGCGGGCGCTGGTTCCCGTGGAAGAAGGGCGGCTCCGGTGCATGGTATCTCTGGAACAACATCCGGGATGACCTCGCCGAGCGCGGCTTCGATCTGTCCAAGGTCAAGCTCCACACCTTCCGGCATACCTGCGCAACCCGGCTCGCCGAAGGTGGTCTCGATCTGGTCTCCCTGCGAGATTGGCTCGGTCACTCGGACATCAAAATCACGGCCGAGCGATACGTCCACCTCATGCCTACCCACCTCCACCGGGGAGCGGTCATCCTCAACGGAGGATTAGCACCTACGGTGCCATCGCAGCCTCAAACGGACAACAAGGGTGAAAGCCGGGATCATCCTGTCTCTGGGAGTAATCGTGCCACCAATGGCACACCTATTCCCGGCACGTCACCCCTAACCCACTGAAAAGGAACGATCTGATGGCTCTCGGGGAGCCAATCACCTCAATAAAATCAGCAATTTATCCCGGAAAACGGGGGTGTGACAGTTGGCACGATGCTGGCACACCCCCGCTGGCACGTTTTGGCACGATAGTCCCAGAGACGGGAGGATCGTGCCCGTGCCACATCGTGCCAGCTTCCCAGACCCCCGCCGATTACTGCCACCCTTCGGGGGATGGAACATCACCCACCGTAAGAGAACTTTAGGAGACACCAATGAACACGTTTCAATTCGCCGATCAGAGCCTCCGCACCATCGACCTCGACGAGACCCCGTGGTTCGTCGCGGCTGACGTCTGCCGGTGCCTCGGGCTCGACCTTACCAAGGGAACGCACAAACACCTTGGGCGCCTAGGCGACGACGAGAAGCGCATCATTACCCACGCTCACGTCGTGGGTTTGCGGGGAGCGGGGGCGACTGCCGTTAGCGAGAGCGGCCTCTACAAGCTCATCATGCGCTCCGACAAACCGGAGGCCCGCCAGTTCCAAGATTGGGTCACGCGGGAGGGCCTGCCGGCCATCCGCAAGACGGGAGGAGACCTCCTGAACGAGGAGGCCCGAGCCAAGGCCCACGCCGACACCTGCGAGGAGATGCCGCTCCCGCAGGTCTTCCTCGACGCTCTCAAGGAGCTCGGGGCGGAGATGGCCGCGCTCCGTGAGGAGAACGCCGCGCTCCGTCGGGACCTATTCGACCCCGAGTGGGTGGATAAGGAGGGCGCGGTGAAGCGGGTCTCCGAGATGGGCACCGAGAACCTCCACGCTATCATTGCCGGGGACTACGGGGACGAGTTCGTCCGCGCCGCCATCAAGCGGGAGCTCGGCAAACGCCGTGCCGTCGGGGCTCAAGCCAAGGCCGCAGAAGCCGCCGCCGCAGAGGCCGCCCGCCGCGCCAAGGCCCGCAGCATCCTTGGGCTGGACTGATTACTGCCGCCCTTCGGCCGAGAAACACTCCCATCTCTGCGCCTGACTCCTCGGGCCCCGATTGCCGGGGCCCCAATCCCTGAACCGGAAGGACACACAATGACGAACATCCGCGACCGCATCCGCCGCCAGCTCGAACTCGAAGACGACAGCCGCGCCCTCGGCGAACGCCGCTACAATGCCCGCAAGCTCCCGTGGAAGCCCGAGGCGGGGTCGCCTGACGAGGAGGCCAACCTTCCTCCCGGCAAGCAGCTCCTCAAGCTCTGCATCGAGCCTGTGTCGCAGCACATCTCCGCCTTCATCCACGAGGCTTGCAACGGCAAGGCAGGACGTCGGCACTCCGCCGTCTCCTACTGTCTCCTCGCGGAACCCGACGCGCTCGCCTACCTCGCGGTGCGGACCCTCGTGAACCACGCGATGGCCGACAAGAACCTCACCTCGGTCGCCATCAACCTCGGCGGGGCCGTGGTCGAGCACCTCGAATATGAGGCGCTGCGTTCGGAGAACGGCAAGGGCTACCGCGGTCTCCTCAAGGCGCAGGAAGCCCGTGGCTATTCACGCCAGCGCAAGGACGCGGTCAAGAAGCTGTTTGCCAGCGAAGGCGTCCGCATCGAGGCGTCGCAGGCTGACCTCCTGAACCTCGGCGACAAGCTCATCGACATCGTCATCGAAGCGACCGGGCTGTTCGCCCGTGAGATGGTGAAGCGCGCCAAGACGACCATCTACAAGCTGCGCGCGACCGAGGACCTCGTCGCATGGTTCGACAAGCAACACGCCCGGTGCGCGCTGCTGGAGCCGATCCATATGCCGATGCTGGTGCGCCCGCGTCGCTGGCGCTCGCCAACCTACGGCGGCTACCTGACCCCTCGCCCGAACAACGTGCTCATCAAGCAGCGCAACCGGGCCTATCACGAGGAGCTCCGCAACGCTGACATCGAGACGATCTATGATGCGGTGAACCACATTCAGGAGACCCCGTGGGCCATCAACACCGACGTTCTCGACGTATTGTCCCATCTCTGGGACGAAGGCGGCTCGCTCGGCGGGCTCCCGAAGCGTCACGACGAGCCGGTGCCTGCCAAGCCGGAGGACATCGACACCAACGAGGAAGCGCGGATCAAGTGGAAGCGCGAAGCGGCGAGCGTCTATCAGCGCAATGCCGACCTCGTCTCCTCGCGCCTCGCCGTGCATCAAGGCATCTGGGTCGCCCGCAAGTTCGCGGACGAGCCGGAAATCTACTACCCCCACGAGCTGGACTTTCGGGGCCGGGTCTATCCGATCCCTGTTTTCGGCCCCTCGCCGCAAGGCTGCGATTGGCAGAAGGCGCTCCTCCGGTTCTCCCACGGTAAGCCTCTCGGACTCCAAGGGTTCCGCTGGCTACAAATCCACATCGCCAACCTGTTCGGCGTGGACAAGGCCAGCTTCGACGACCGCCTCGCGTGGGTCGTGGAGAACCTCGACGCCATCCTCGACAGCGGCGCCAACCCGCTCGACGGGCAACGCTTCTGGACCACCGCCGACAGCCCCTACTGCGCCCTTGCGGCCTGTGTGGAGCTGAACCGGGCGATGCAGCTAGATGACCCGACGCAGTTCGTGTCGTTCCTGCCCATCGCTCTCGACGGTTCCTGCTCGGGTCTCCAACACTTCTCCGCCATGCTCCGCGACCGGACTGGCGGGGCGGCGGTGAACCTCCTCCCGGCTGACAAGCCGCAGGACGTTTACTCGGAGGTGGCGCGACGTGCGCAAGAGGAGGCCGACGCGACCACCTTCATCACCTACGTCGACAAGGCGACCGGCGAGGAGGTCTCGTTCCCGAACCCGTGGCAGGGCGGCAAGGTCAATCGGAAGATTGCCAAGCGCCCCACCATGACCTTCTGCTATTCGGCGACCCGCGCCGGGATGCAGGACATGATCCTCTCGACCCTTCGGGAAATCGACCGGGACAATGAGGCGGC